AACGGTATGAAGATGTTCGTAAGAGCACCTATCAAAACTGCTATGGAAGGTGATTTTGATACTGGTAACGTTAGATACAAAGCTAGAGAAAGATACAGCTTCGGCTGGTCTGACCCTAGAGGTATCTTCGGATCATCAGGATCTGCTTAGTATTTAAGCAAATTTTATTTAATGAGGTGAGTATATCTCACCTCATTAATATGTTAGAAAGAAAGAATTATGACAAAAATGTTTCAAGTAAAAATTAGAGCTTATGGTCACATGGCTAATTTTAACATTGAAGCCGAAGATAGTGCAGAAAGTATAGAACTAGCTATCCTTGACAAAATAGGAAAAAAAGGTATATTACTAAAAGACAGCATGCGATCTTTTGCTAAAGATAAATGCTGGATAACCTATGAGGAGGTTGTAGATGATAAATCACGTTCAAGCTCTTTACACAAAGAAGAGAGCCCTAGAACTTGATTGGGAGCAACACTACATTCAAGAGGGAATATATACTCTTGACATGGTTAGGATTGACGAAAAAATTCGTGAAATCATTAACCAGATTAAGATGTCTGAAGCTGAAATAGCACACAGACAAATTAAAGTAGAAATGGCTGCTCCTGAGTTTTCTGTAGCTAGCTAAACCTAGCTATTTATATCCGAAAAGTAGATTTTCGATGCAGGTATCCCTTGCGCTATTCAATAAATTCAGTTATATCTTAAGCACTATACATTAACTTCTGATCTAGACGCGTATAGTCGACAGCCTAGAGACTAGATTGGAAAAACTAGGAGAATACACTTATGGCAAATACAACTTTTTCCGGCCCAGTTAGAGCTGGAACAATCGTTGATACTACAGGAACTACACTTGGGACAAATGTTAAAAACATTGGACCCGTTGTATTAACTCAATCAGCAACTGTAGCATTAACACACGCTACAACAGCAGCTACTGCTCTTGGAATTATAATTCCAGCGAACAGTCAGATACTTAGTGTTCAAATAATGATAGAACAACTTTTTGCAAACTCAGCAACTACTACTATTCAAGTAGGAAAAAGTGCAGCAGATGCAACTAATCTTATAGCAGCAGCTTCTGTTTCTGCTACTGCAACTATCGTTGATCCAACTGTTCCTGCAAGTGCAGGCGCTTGGAGAACTATTGGAACTTCTGATGTTGAATTATATGGAATAACAGTTGCTAACTCTGCAACAGCAGGTAAAGCAAGAATCGTTGTTACTTATAGTCAGAACGCAGCATTAGCGGCACTATAATAAATTAATTTTTAAGGAGCTCGAAAGGGCTCCTTAATATAAGGAGAAAAATATGGCATTTAAATCAGATGTAAAACCAGTTATATGTGCAAGTGACGTTAGTACTGCAGTTTTGTTTGCAGGACCTACAAGATTAAGAGGTTATATGATACAAGCTGGAGGAACTTCAGGAAGTTGCATCATTAATGGTTTAGCAAATTCTAGTACAGTAAGTACTTCAACTAACACACAAGTTTATATTCCAATTCAAGTTGGGGCAGGTGGAACTGAAACTTTAAACCTTCCAGAAGACGGCGTTTTATATGCTGGACGAAATGGAACAGGAATAGTTGATGGTGTTGGAGTTGCTTCAAATACAAGCGGATTAACTGTTACGTTATTTATAGAAAAGTAGGAGTCAAGTATGGCTACCTCTTCAGGCACTACAGTTTTTGAAAAAACTTTTACTATTGATGAAATCATAGAAGAGTCTTACGAAAGAATTGGTCTTGTAAATAATACAGGAAACCAGATGAAAGCCGCTCGTCGCTCGCTGAACATTATGTTTCAAGAGTGGAGCAACCGAGGTCTTCATTATTGGGAAGTAGCATCAAATGATATTTCATTTGTAGCAGGTCAATCAGTTTATACAATTTATAGATCACCATCTGATGGAACTTCAGACGGAGTATTTAGTTATTTAGATGGTGCAATTGATGCCGTTCAGACTACAATTACATTAGATTCAGTATGGCAGTTTCCAACATCTGGAACTTTATTAATTGGAACAGAACAAATTACTTACACAGGAACTAGTACATCTTCTAATCAAATTACAGGTTGTGTTAGAGGTGCAAATAGTACAGTAGCTGCAATTCATGCAGATAATACTGCTGTTTATGACTATAATTCCATTACATATGGACCAGATGATATTTATGAAGCATCATATAGAAATACACAACAAGTGCCGGTTGTAGATTTTCCACTTACTAAAATTAGTAGATCAGTTTACAATTCTTTATCTTCTAAATATTCACAAGGTCAATCAACTCAATATTGGGTACAAAGATTTATAGATAAAATTACAATCACTTTATATTTAACGCCAGGATCAGATCAGGTGAATAACGTAATGCATTATTACTATGCAAAAAGAATTCAAGATGTTGGAGCTTATACAAATATTACAAACGTTCCATATAGATTTGTTCCGTGTATGTGCGCAGGACTTGCTTATTATTTAGCAGTTAAATTTGCACCACAACGTGGACAAGAAATGAAATTATTATATGAGGATGAATTATTAAGAGCATTAGATAATGATGGCTCTTCTTCAAGTTCATTCATAACACCTAAAACTTACTATCCGAGCGCATAATGGGAAATCTATCAAACGGAAAATATGCTTACATGATCTCAGACCGTTCTGGTCAGAGATTTCCATATCAAGAAATGGTACAAGAATGGAATGGATCATGGGTACATATAACTGAATATGAACCAAAGCATCCACAACTTGAACCAAAACCACATCAAGCTGATCCTGAAGGATTACAATATGCACATCCTGATAGACAAGAGCCACCAGTAATTATTGAATTAACACCAAATCCTTTTACAACTATTAAGTACGCAGGAAACACTTACATTAATGTTTATTCACAAGATCATGGAAGATCTACTGGTAATGTTGTAAGATTTAGAGGACCACCTGAAGTTGTAATTCCGGGCACGCCTACGCGCGAGACTTCATTTGAATTAGTACCTTTCTTTGATGGTGTTACAGATATTTCAAATCCAAATGGATTTACAATTACAGTTGGAAAAATAAATTCATCTGGTATTGTAAGTGATACTTTGAATTATTTTTATTTTAGAAGTACAGATACCGCAACAACAGGAAACGTTTCTGGAGGTGGAGCACAATGTTCTGCAGGACCAGTTACACTACAGGCTTAATATGACATACACAGAACTCGTTCAAAAAATTAGAGATTACACAGAGGTAGATTCAAACGTATTTACAGCAACTATTGTCAATGGTTTTATTTTAGATGCTGAATGGAGAATTCAAAGAGATGTAGATTCTGATAATAATAGAAAATATGCAACAGCTACTGTTATTGCAGGCCAACCTTATGTAAGTACACCACTTTTAACAGATCAAACTTTAATTATAAGAGAAGCTCAAATTATTCCATCAGGAACCTATACTGGAGATAATGCTGTAGTAGAATATAGAGATACAGGGTTTATTAATGAGTATAATGCTAGTAATGCGCAAGGATTACCTAAATATTTTAGTTATTGGGATGAACAAACAATAGTATTAGCGCCAATTCCAGACTTGACATATACAATGCAATTAAATTATATCTTGAAGCCAGCAGGATTATCTGTTAGTAATACGACAACATATTTAAGTCAGCAATTTCCCACTGGTTTATTATATGCTTGCCTTGTTGAGGCGTATGGTTTTTTAAAGGGTCCGGCAGACATGATACAATTTTACGAACAAAAGTATCAGTCAGCGTTACAAGGATTCTCTATTGAACAAATGGGAAGAAGAAGACGAGATGAATTTCAAGAAGGTTCACCTCAGATTCAAAAACAAGGTTAATTAATTAGGAGTTAATATGGCTATAACACAAGCAGTTGCAAATTCGTTTAAAGGACAACTTTTACAAGGTCAGCATAATTTTACTGCGGCTACGGGAAATGTTTTTAAACTTGCTTTATACACTTCTGCAGCGTCTCTAGACTCATCTACAACTATTTACACTTCAACAAATGAAGTTGCAAATACTGGTCAGTATGACACAGGTGGTGGAGTTTTAACAAATGTATCACCAGTTGTTTCAAGTGGTGTAGCATTTATAGATTTTGCAGATATATCTTTTACTGGAGTTACTTTAACTGCAGCAGGAGCTTTAATTTATAATACATCAAATACTAACGCAGCAGTTGCTGTATTAAGTTTTGGTGGAGATAAAACAGCAACATCTGGAACTTTTACAATTCAGTTTCCAGCAGATACATCATCAGCAGCTATTCTAAGAATCGGCAACGCATAATAGGAGTAACCTATTATGGCCAATACTTGGGGTGAACTTAGCTGGAACATAGGTACGTGGGGATTACAAAATAATGTTAATATTTCCTTAACAGGAATTGAATTAACTACTTCACAAGGACAAGCTAATTATACACCATTAGATGGTTGGGGTAGAAATACTTGGGGTTCTTTAGGTTGGGGGTCAGATGCAATAAGTGTAGATGTATCTGTCACAGGTCAACAGTTAAATCTTTCTTTAAACTCTGTAACTACTTTAGTCGATGCTGATATTAATTTAACTGGTCAACAGTTAAATCTTTCTTTAAACTCTGTAACTACTTTAGTCGATGCTGATATTAATTTAACTGGTCAACAGTTAAATCTTTCTTTAAACTCTGTAACTACTTTAGTCGATGCTGATATTAATTTAACTGGTCAACAGTTAAATCTTTTTTTAAACTCTGTAAATGTTGAACTTAACACTATTATTGAAATAACGGGTCAACAGTTAAATCTTTTTTTAAATTCTGTAACAGCTTTAGCTAATGCTAATGTAGATGTAGCAGGGGAACAGTTAAATCTTTCTTTAAATTCTGTAACAGCTTTAGCTAATGCTAATGTAGATGTAACAGGGGAACAGTTAAATCTTTCTTTAAATTCTGTAACAGCTTTAGCTAATGCTAATGTAGATGTAGCAGGGGAACAGTTAAATCTTTCTTTAAATTCTGTAACAGCTTTAGCTAATGCTAATGTAGATGTAGCAGGGGAACAGTTAAATCTTTCTTTAAATTCTGTAACAGCTTTAGCTAATGCTAATGTAGATGTAGCAGGGCAACAGTTAAGTATTGTTGAAGGAATTGTGGATGCTTCTCCAGATGCTGAAGTTACTGGTCAACAAATAAATGTATTCTTAAATTCTGTAACAGCTTTAGCTAATGCTAATGTAGATGTAGTAGGGGAACAATTAAATCTTTCTTTAAACTCTGTAAATATTAGAGGAGAAGCTAATGTTGATGTAACAGGGGAGCAGTTAAATTTTTCTTTAGATTCAGTAAATATTTTTCTTGATACTGTAGTTTTTGTAACTGGAGAAAGATTAAATACTTCATTAAATTCTGTAACAACTCTAGCTAATGCTAATGTAGATATAACAGGGCAACAATTAAATTTATCTTTAAATTCAGTAGATGTTATTCCTAATAGTATTATTAATGTAACAGGGCAACAATTAAATACATTATTAAATTCAGTAATTATTTCAGCTAATGCAAACATATCTCCTATTGGAAATGAATTGACTATAGCTTTAAATAATATAAATAATCAAATTTGGACTGAAATAAATACTGGAACTAGTGCAAATTGGTCCAATATTAATACCGGAGCTACGGCAAATTGGATAGAGATTGACACCGCCGCTTAAATTAAATACTATATAACATAAGGAATTAAAATTATGGCATCAAGTTATTCTACAGACCTCAAACTAGAGATACAAGTAACTGGCGAAAACGCCGGTACATGGGGTGATATTACAAATACAAATTTAGTTATTCTTCAGCAAGCAATCGCTGGTTATGAATCAGTTACATTAAACGCAACAACAGGAGTTACATTAACATATACTAATGGTGCTCTTTCAAATGGTAAAAATGCAGTATTAGAACTTTCAGGAACTATTACAGGAAACGTAGATGTTACTATTCCTTCAGATTCAACAGGACCGGATGAAAAAGTTTATGTAATTAAAAATAATACATCAGGTGCTTTTACTGTAACAGTAAAAGTTAATGGTCAAACAGGAGTTACTTTTTCTGCAACAGATAAAGGAACAAAACTTTTATATTTAAATGGAACTGATGTTGTAGATTCTAATATTGGAAAATTATCTAATGACGCTGCCCCACAGTTATCTGCAAACTTAGATACTAATGCAAAAAATATTATTATTGATTCTACATATGGAATTATAGATGAAAATGCTAACGAACAAATTAAATTTTCAACAACTGCATCAGCTACAAATGAAATAACAATTGCAAATGCTGCAGCTGGATCAAGTCCAGTTATTTCTGCAACAGGTGGAGATACAAATGTTGGATTAACATTGACACCAAAAGGTGATCTTGGAAGAATTACATTAAATGGTGAATCAAAAGTATTTGGTATTTTTGAAGGTGCAACAATTTCTACAACTTTTATAACATCATTTACATATGATGTACTTACACAAGCTGTATATTTTCAAAATGTTAATTTAGGTGCAAACTTTACAGTTAATTTAAGAGGAAATGCTTCAACTGCATTAAACGCGGCTTTAAACACTGGTGAATCTGCAACAGTTGCATTAATCACAAAACAAGGCAACACAACATTTTATAACACATCTGTTTTAGTTGATGGCACATCTACAAACGTTACAGTAGTTTGGCAAGGTGGAACAGCTCCAACAGCTGGAAACACTTCATCTAATGATGTCTACACTTACACAGCTCTTAAAACAGCAGCATCAACATACACAGTATTAGCAGCACAAACACAATTTAAATAAGGAGAAGAAAGAATGCCTTTAATCTCAACAAGGGGAGCTGCATCATCCAGAGGATTTGGATTATTAACAGCAAAAAAAATTGTTGATATACAAGTAGATTTTTTAGTTATAGCT